TTTTCTTTTAATTTTCGTATAGATTCATTATGTTCTTTAGCTGCTTCTATTTTGCTCTTGATCAAATCTAGTTGATATTTAACATCTGATATATCTGACTTATTTGTGTTGGTTTTTTCTTTCAGTAGGTTGTTCATAGTACTAAAAATCTGAATATCAAGAAGATCTTCGATAACTTCGCGCCTGTGGAATGAAGGTAATTGCATAAATGGAACAAATGTTGAACTACCAAGCACTACAACTTGTCCAAATGACTTATAGTTCATTTTGAGAATATTTTCTTCAAGATATGCTTGGTAATCACGAGAAGATGCATCCTGATTTAGAAGAATATTGTCTTTCCAAATTTCGAATATATTTGGTTTCATTCCTCGTTTAATGAGATATTCAGCGCCATTTGAATTGAATTTTACCTCAACAACGAGGTCGCGTTGATTGATAGAATTCATTAACTGAGGCTTGTTGATCTTGCGAAATGCTTTGCCGTATAACGCAAACGTAATTGCGTCCAGCAACGTGCTTTTTCCACACCCGTTTTCTCCGACTATCAATGTACTTTTGTTACGATTGAGATCAATCGATGTCCAGGAATTACCCGTTGAAAGGATGTTTTTATACTTAACGCTAGTGAATGTTAACACTATATTTGCTTCTTTCTATTTTGTTCTTTGGCGGTGTTCTCACCTAGGTAATCTAGGTAATGAACTAAACCAAGTAATATGTCCATCAGAATATTGAACTCCATACTCAGTTTCTCCCGAGTTGAGTTTGCGCTCTACTATCTTTGCCTGCATTATAGACTGAGGGCTTCCTGATATAGATCACGAAGAAACTCGTTAATTCGAGCCTTGTCAGCCTTCACTTCCAGACCTTCCACATAAGTCTTAAGAAGAGATAAGGTATCTTGAGCTTCGTCTACAAGCTCGCCTTCACTAATAATGTCGAAGTTTAAGTGATCTTCTACGACCTTAATATCTGCACATCCAGCTGATTGTAACTTATCTATGAATAAGTCAAACACGTACGGATTGTTCTTCTTTTTTACTATAACCTTAACATAGGCCTGTGTCAATGGCGAAACATCAATTTCAGCAATATCTTCTACGCTGAGATCTTCATCATCGTAATCAAGTTTATGAAATATTGAAAATTGATTTTGAACAAATTCTATTTCGCATGTTTCTGTATCGAAGATATGAAAGCCACGCTTTCCCCTGTAATCTGTCCACGTCATTTCATATGGTGCACCAAGATAAGTGATATTTTCATGAGAGGATGGGTGATGGTAATGGCCAGAATACACAGATGAGAATTTTTTAAACTCTGATCGATCTAGTCCATGATCTGACAATTGTCCTTTCATCATTTCGAACCCAGCAAATTCAAAGTGTCCCATTAACACCTTTGCTTTGGTTTCCTTGAAAGCTTTGAACGATACTTCTGAGTTGCTCGAACAAATCCATGGCGATAGCATAATATTGCAGTTTCCAAAGTTAAGAGTAACTGGTTCATTAACATACACGTTATAGTTTTCATACTCTTTCAGTAGTAAGTCTATTGTATTTACTTCATTTGTGTTCTTAAAAGATGTATCGTGATTGCCAACTACACCATGAACCGTAATATTTCTATCTTTTAGAGGATTAAGAAACATCTCTTTTGTACGCTTAAGCGTAACAAAATTCACATATTTTCTTCGATCGAAAAGATCGCCGAGATGTAAAAGTGTTTGAATTCCTCTACGTTCAAGCTCTGGAAAGAAAACATTTGAATAGAACTTTTCTTGATAATCTAGGAAAATTTTTGAATCACCTCTAGTACCAAAATGTGTATCATTAATGATTGCTATTTTCACGCTTCGTCACCATAGAAAACCTCAACACCTTTCTTTTTCACCGAAGTTTTCTTTTTGCTTTCCATCGACGCTTCATATTTTTCAACAAAATTGTTCATATAATCATTGTTCGTTTCTGATAATGAAGAACTACCAAAATCGCTGTTTTCGCCTTTCTCAAATACAGTGTTTGTCAGAATAGAATTTTCTAACACTTTATGTCGAATGTATGTTTGTTTTTTTTCTTTGTGAATGCGCCTAATGAACGCAAAATATATTACTTGAGTGAAATAAGCAAATGGATTATTTGATTTTTCTGGATCAAAGTTATTAATACACATGATAGCATTTTCTAATCCATCAGCAACCATGTCATCTCTATAAGAGTAATTTATAAAGTTTGGCCTAAACGCCAATCTGTTTGCTATCTGATAGATACACTCTCCAATGTAGTTTGGAATTCTTGGTAGTTCTTCACCACTGTCTTCGGCTTCACGAACTGCCTTTTTGTATTTTACCATTGCTTCTAGAAATTCTGCGTTATTCACATAATTTCGCTTTGCCTTAACTGCTTTCGCCATGTTCACCTCTGTTTACTTTTAAAATACCATACTAAGAGGCAAATGTCAACCATAAAATTATCGAAAATAGTTGTTGACATCTTTTCTAGGTATGGTATAATACCTTTATGGTTATCATATAACTCTAATGTTTTCTAACAGTATTTTTGGATTCTATCATAGCTGTGAAGATATCTTCAAACTCTTGATTCATCGATGAATCCTCTGTCATTGTCTTACGACTAGCATGTTCCTGCTGCTTATGGATGAATTCATCATAATATTCTGCTGCCGTATTCGATGCCTTGCTAAGCAAGATTATGTTAGACTTATCGATCACCGCAGAATTTGTATCTGCGAATAACAACCAGCTTTTAGCAAATAATCCTAAATGTGGATCAATTGATACTGTAATCGGTGATTTGATTTCTATTAGATTTGTGGCAATATCATCTATATAGCCTAAAAGATCTTCTCCGTTTTTAAACTTAATATGATAGAGTTCCATTATTAGCCTCCTATATCAATGCTTAGGATTTTGAATTGAAATCCCTCATCTCCGTATATTTTAACGCGCTCTATAAAATGTTTTATTGCAAAATTTTGAGAATTTTTCCATTGAAGATCATCGACAATGTCGTATAATACGGCATGCGACTTGTCTTTACCTTTTCGCAAGACTCTGCCAATTGATTGAAGATTGCGAATCTTACCCTTTGAAGGCGACGCAAATATCAAATTATCAAGTTCTGGAATATTTATACCAGTCGAGAAAGGTACCGTATGAAGCACAAATAATGTTGCGTTCATACACCTCCTTCTTTATGTTTGTTGGTTTCATTTTTCTTTTCTATTATTCTTTAAGTTTGTTTTTATCCAATTGTTAGATACATCATGTTCGAGTGTAACATCTTTAGCAAAGATAATTTCACCAGAGCTCAATAAAACTTTATCTTCTGCCTTTAGCTTTATTGTGTCTTTTTCAAATGTTAATTCAATAAGTTCACCTCTTGAATTACGTACTTCATGTCTAATGTTTTCACGATCATCTGTTTTTACACCACCATGAACAAAATGCACATTGTGATCATCTGATTTCTTTAACATATCATATAAAGCTTGACCGTGCTTATCTACATATTGAAATAGAATGAGGGTGTTACCCTTTAAATTCCATGCGAGATTTCGAATAAACCTATTCCTGAATTCATTACGCACTATCCAATCAATTTCTTCTTGATAAGTTTTACCCTTATTCTCTTTCCGAATATCATCGGGATATTTAAGAACCAGGGCCTTTATATTGAATTGAGATAACACATTGTTATCTATAAGTGTTTTAGTTTTTGTTACTCGAAATAATTCACCAAACAATCCTTCTAGTATTAATTTATGAGCAAGCGCATCATCAATAGTTCCAGTTAAACCATAACGATATTTTACATGCGGCATCTTTTCGAGTATAGAAGTGAGAGATTTTGCCTTAAAAAGATGTGCTTCATCACCAAAAACAACATCGTATTTTTCGAAAAATTGCTTCGGCATTTTATATAAAGACTGCCAAGTACTTATAGTAATCTCTGCATCAACAGTCTTATCAACTCCTCCTCTGATCTTGTGAATATTCATCTTCTCGCCATTGTTGTATTCAACAAAATCAGATGCCATCTGATCAACAAGAGAAGTTGTTGGTACTACAATAAGTATTTTTCGATCAAGCAACAGATGATGAGCCATGATCAAGTAAATTATGAACGATTTTCCTGATGCTGTTGGCGAAAGGAAAAGGGAGCGATTATGTCTTATCGCGTGAATAACTGCAGTGTTCTGATAGTCACGCAGTTCGAACTGATTTGGAACCTTAAGTTGCTTCGCTAATTCATACCCATAATCTTCTGGCACAGGCTCAGTGCTTTGAAGATCTTTAGACAATTCACATTCGTACTCGCGCTGCGCGCAAAACCTCTGAATGTGCGGAACTAAACCAGCGTATATATATCCGGTCATCGTATTCAGCAATCTTACTTTACCATCCCACATTCTATTGCGTACAGCAGGCATGAATTTAGCGCCTGGTACTTCAAACATAAAATGCGAACTCATTTCCATCTTAATTGATGGTTCAGCTATTACCTTTACAAATACTTCGTTAATCTTTTCTAAGTATACTTTATCCGCTGATATCACCCGCCACCTTTAAATCTTTCAAAATCAACAATAGTCTTCAAAATGAAATTTCTATTATTGATTTGTTTCACAATAGACTCTAAATAACTGACAACTTCTTCTTGAAGGCCTATAACTAAAGTCTTTCTGATAATATCTGAATCTGATTCTAAATATTGAGGTATGTCTGCTCGAAGAATTTTGAGAGGTTGTGGTTTCCACCCATGTTCTTTTAATTCTTCTTCATCTAGGTCGCCTTTATACCATTCAGTTTTGTTTCGAACTAGAATTTTATACTCAGCTTTGAGTTTCTTCAATTTAAGACCTTCTTCAACATAATGTCTAAAGTACTTATTATGAATTTTTGGTATGTTTGTCGCGGCTCTTGATATGTCTGATTGATCAATAGCCCCGTCTTTTTCCCACTCTTCAAAAATTTTAGCAATATCCACAGTCATCTCCCCACAAATACATGATATTTTATCACAGTTAGATGAAAATGTCAATCATATCTTTTTTACCGTGTGACCATTATGCTGAAATGTAATGTCACATGTCTTGTAATTAACATCTGTTTCTGTTGTATCGAGTATAATCGAACCTAAAGATATAGGAAACATGTCTTTAAATGTTACTTCAATACCAGGATTTTTTCTGCTATCAAGTATAGTCAATGTTGCATCACTGTATAATCCATCATCGCTCTGTTGAAGAGATTTATACTGATCAAACGATTGCGGTTTGCTTAGTCCAACTATCCAGTCGAAGATTTCGTTATAGCTGTCCATGTATTCATCTACTCGAACAGTAATATCGAACTGTTCATATTGAAGCTTGTCACCAGCAAAGTGAATTGTCTTGAATGGTGTATGTGAATCTGTAACGCCCATTGACAGGCCAGGAATAGTAGCTGCTTGAACGAAGAAGGAAACGTTTGGTAGTCTCTTGATAGAAAATCTAAATCCTGTTGGTGACAGAAAATTTTGCTGAATCATCATTTTTCCTATTGACATTTACTAGCTTGGTGATATATTTATAATGTAAGTAAAGGCAATAACAGAGTAAACAAATGATCATCTATGATAGAGACGGGAAAATCACCATAGAGGTGGGTAAAGAAACGATTGATGTCACACAGGGTGATCTCAAACTAGAGCAAATCGCCGCAATCGTAGCTGAAGCTCTTGGGGAAACGGTCTTTTGGTTAGATCGCAGCGGAGAATAAATCATAATGATATCTGATAAAGACAGAGCTCAAGACATTCTTGTACTTTCTAGGTTTCTTCTTTGGCAAGAACCAGGTGCACTTGTAGGAGGCTATAGGGCAGAAGATGCATTTGTGTCAATGTGTAATCTTCTTAACTTAGATCAGGCTCTAATTTGTGCTGTCATTCGACCAGACATTGAGCAAGACACGCTCGAATATGCAGACATTTGGCCTACGGAGCCTAGGGTGTTTAACATTGAAAAATCTTGACAAATTATTCAAGCAAAAGTCTAGTGTAGAATTTAATTGGGTCCATGATACTGCTAATCTGAAATATTATAAACAAATCATCATTAGAGGTGATCATTCCGATTATCATAATGTGTTGTCTTCTAAACGTGTAGTTGAGTTACTGACCGGTGGCCAAAATTCTATGTGTGAATTTGCAACATTGCAAGGTTACATTGGTTTCGATACTGTCGAATTCAGCGTTGAACCGGGATTTTATTCTCTGTGGATTGGAGATTCTTGGTCAGCTGAAGGTGGCTTTGAAATCGACATTGATGTATTTCGCCTCATTGCGAAACCATTGTAATACAAAAAGAAAGGGGCTCCCAAGGAGCCCCAGTTTGTTTTTGCTCAGTTAGACTGACTTCTCTTATTAGAGAATGTTTGTTACACGTATTTTTCTGTAGTAGACGTTAACGTTATTGGCAAGAGAACCGTTACCAACTGTTGCACCCTGTGCGAATGGGTTTGCAACCATGCCATAACGAGTCTTGAAGCCCAGTTTTGACTGGAAGCTGTTTTCACCAACAGCACGAACCATCTGTAGAGGAACGTATGGGCAATAGAACAGACCAGCGTCAAAGGCAGAAGCACCCTTGTAGCCAACGATAAGATAGTTCGAACCAGCATATGGGTCGATATACACCTTCATACCTCTAATAACACCAGCGAATGTTTGACCAGTATCATCAACATTCATATTGCTTGTATTTAGAGCTGGAGTATAATCAAGGACGCCAGCCATTTGAAGAGCTGATGCAACATCTGAAGAACAGATAACGATGTTGCCTTTTCCACGTCTGGTGTCTTTTGCGATTTGGTTAGCTTCGCGTTCGATTTGGAAGTGAAGACCCTTAAACTTTTCAACAGCCCAGCGACCATTTGCGTCAACATCGAGGTCGAATGTTCCAGTAGTTGCTGTAGTACCAGATGCAGCACCAACAACAGCAGTTGAGTAAATAGTACGAATTAATTCGCGGTTGATTTCTGCAAGAAGTTCTGTTTGAAGCATTGTTGCAAGTTCAGACTCAGCGTCTAGACCATGAATTGCTTTCAAGTCTTGTGCAAGTTCAGTGGTGTATTCTGCTTTTAGAGCACGGCTCTTTGCACTCACAGTTACCTTTTCAAGGCTGAATGCCATTTCTGGGTAGTTAGTACCACCACCATCACCTAAAGCTTCAGCAGCGGTTGTTGATAGACCAGAACCAGTGTTGAATAGTGATGTGTTA